TCAGGCGCTGTATTCAAACCAAACTGGCAGCAACAACGCTGCATTTGGTACAGGCGCTTTGTACGCAAACACTGCCAGTGATAATGCTGCATTTGGTTCGGGTGTTACCGCAGTAGCGGGGGGCGCACTTGTTTCAAACACAACTGGAGAACGCAACGCTGCTTTTGGTGGGGGCGCTGCATCAGCCAACACAACCGGAAACTACAACACTGCAATTGGCGCTCTTGCGTTGAAGTCCAACACCACAGCCTCCAACAACACTGCTGTTGGTTATGGTTCTGGTAATGCTATTACCACTGGCGCTAAAAACACCATCCTTGGCGGCTACGATGGCAACCAAGGTGGCCTAGACATTCGCACAGCAAGCAACTACATCGTGCTGTCTGATGGGGATGGGAATCCACGGGGTATCTTTGATAATGGTGGTAATTTTTTGGTGGGGACTACGAGTACAAGCGGCGCAACTGGTTTTGCATTTATAAGCCCCGGATCAAGTTCTGTTCAACGATTGATAATTGGGCATGTGGTTGGAAATACTACGGGCGATACCTATCATGAATTTAATTACAACAGCAGTCAAATTGGCTCTATCACCCAAGTTAGTACAACAGGCGTTCTTTACAACACCACTTCCGACTACCGCCTTAAAACGGTAGTTGGCCCCGTGGCTGATGCAGGTCAACGCATTGATGCCCTCAAGCCAATTGACTATCAGTGGAAGGATGGCAACGTACCTGCCCGTGGTTTCTTGGCGCATGAGTTTCAAACAGTTTACCCAAGCAGCGTAAGCGGCACTAAAGACGCTGTTGACGAAGAAGGCAAGCCCGTGTACCAATCCATGCAAGCAAGCACCTCTGAGGTCATTGCCGACCTTGTTGCCGAACTCCAATCCCTCCGCGCCCGTGTGGCACAACTTGAAAGCAAACCATGACCACCTTCACCACCACCATCACCGCCATGTACACGCTCCAGCAGCCTGACCCAAACTATGTGGTCAACGCAATCTGGCAAGTCACAGGCGTAGACGGCTCCAACACCGCCAGCATCGGCGGCAACACGCAGTTTGACTCCCAGCAAGCCACACCGTTCATTCCCTACGACCAACTGACCGAGGCAGTGGTCATCGGCTGGATTCCAGAGTCGGCTATCACCAGCGCACAAGCCTGCGTACAGGGCCAGATTGACTCAATGATCACCCCACCTGTCAGCCCTGCCAACACACCCCTGCCTTGGGCCGTATGAAACCCGCCCCTCTCCTCGTTCTGTGGTTCCTGAAAGCCAGCAACTCGCTGGCAATCACGATGCCGTGGAAGACCGTCTATTGCCGACCCGGCCAAGAGGACAACTACGCCCTCGCCGCTCACGAGGCGGTGCATGTGGCACAGATCGAACGGGACGGGGCTATCAGATGGACGGTGAAGATTTTCTACTACCTGATCAGGTACGGTTACCTCAAAAGCCCGTATGAGGTCGAGGCCCGGTTGAAAGCCGGTTACTGATGCCGAATGCAGCATAATTGATGAGGGCAAACCGCTGGCCCAAACAGCGGCAATTACACGGAGAGTTTGAAATGGAAAAAATTGCTTTGTCAACGCAACTGGTGAACGCAATCCTGCAATATTTGGGCAATCAACCGTTTGTTCAGGTGCAGCAACTGATCAACGGCATCCAGACGGAAGTTCAGGCTCAAGTCGCTCCTGCTGACGTGACAGCCGTAGAGTAAAACGGAAATTGCCTCATGGAACAAATTCAGGAACTTGCCACGGAAACCGACAAGCGTTTGAGTGTTCACGAGGCAATTTGTGCAAGCAGATATGAGGGCATTCAGGCCCGATTTGACGAAGGCTCCAAGCGTATGACCAAGATTGAGTACCTGCTTTACGCACTCATCGCGGCCGTGCTGCTTGGCCCCGGCGTAGCTGCCGAGTTTGTCAAGAAGCTGTTGGGGTTTTGATGATTGACGTCACCAAGGCCATTGGAGCGGTTGCAGCAAGCATTGCAGCGATTGGGGGTGGCTACACCCTTGCCGACAAGTTTGGCTGGTTTGACAGGGCCATTCTGGAGTGGAGGCCAGAGCACTTTAAAATTGTTGCTCAAGAGGGGCAGCCCATCAATGTGACGGTTGCCAGAGTTAAAAAGCGGGACGACTGCTCGGTTGAGAACTTTACTCCCAGCATCCGTGACGCGGCAGGCATGGTCCACGAAGCAACCACCACGGCAAGCAAGTTCAGCGGCCCGGCAGGACCAGAGATTGATACCTTTACCTACCAGCTCACCATGGTAAAGAAAGAAAAAATTGCCGATGGCAAAGCAACTTTGTTAGCGACGATCAAGTACAAATGCCCCGAGGGTGAGCGTAATGTTCAATATCCCCGGCATGCCAACCTTAGTTTTGATTTGAAAGGGCGACCATGATTCCAATTGTTGCCTCGCTACTCGGGACCCTAGCCTCCAGCGGCTTGGGTCTTTTGTCTTCTGCGATCCAAGCAAAGGGCAAGGAGGTTGTTGAGAACGCCCTTGGCGTCAAGATTTCCGACAACCCCAACCCAGAAGAGGTCAGCAAGCTGCGCCAGCTTCAGTTTGACCATGAGGAACGCCTGCTTGAGCTTGGAATTATGAAAGTGCAAGCCGAGTTGGAGGAGCTGAAGGTATTTGCCCTAGCCTCCCAGAACGAAGATAACAACGTCACAGACCGCTGGAAGGCGGACATGGGCAGTGACTCTTGGTTGTCCAAAAATATTCGCCCTATGAGCCTTGTAGCCATCTTCGTGGGGTACTTCATCTTTGCCATGATGTCTGCATTCGGACTGAACGCCAACGAGTCCTATGTTCAACTGCTTGGTCAGTGGGGAATGCTGATCATGGGCGCTTACTTTGGCGGACGGACAATTGAGAAGTTGGCTGACATGAGGAGCCGAAAATGAGCCTTAGCGACGAACAGGCCGCTTTCCTACTGGATGCCTGCAAACTGATCCAGCACGCCACAGAGGCCGGTTTTAAGGTCACTGGTGGCGAACTAGCCCGTACCCCCGAGCAGCAGGCCATCTACGTTAAGACGGGCCGCTCCAAGACGCTAAACTCAATTCACCTCAAGCGCTGCGCCATCGACTTGAACTTCTTCAAGGATGGGCAGATAATCTGGGACAAGGGAATTCTTGCGCCCCTCGGTGCATATTGGGAGTCCCTGCACCCCAAAAATCGTTGGGGCGGGTCATTTAAAACGCTGGTCGATTGCCCGCACTTTGAGCGCAACGTCGGATAACGGAGAACAAAATGACTGTCGCAGCCGTAATGACGTACACCAGTTTGGTCAACGACATCCAGACCTATCTGGAGCGTACTGACGACCAGACACTGGAGAAGATCCCGCAGTTCATTATGCTGGCGGAACAGATCATTGCGGCTGAGATCAAGTTTCTTGGCAACCTGACTGTTGTTACAAGCAGCATGGTGGCGTCCGAGAACGTAATTGCCAAGCCAGCCCGCTGGCGCAAGACGGTGTCAATGAACGTGACCGTGGCAAACAAGCGCCAGCCGGTGCTGCTGCGCACCTACGAGTACATCCGCGAGTATTGGCCAAACCCAACCTCGACGGACGTGCCGCTGTTTTTTTGTGACTACGACTACGAGCACTGGCTGGTGGGTCCTACTCCAACATTGGCCTATCCCTACGAGGTCCTGTACTACGAGCGAGTGCAGCCCTTGGACACCTCGAACCAATCAAACTGGTTCACCCAGTACGCGCCCCAAGCGCTGCTGTACGGCACTTTGCTGCAGGCCATGCCGTTCCTCAAGAACGACGAGCGCATGCCTATGTGGCAAAGCAACTACGACAGAATCATTGAAGTCCTGAAGACGGAGAACGTCACTCGTGGCGCTGATCGTCAGGCGATTGCGAGGGATTCATGACAACGTGGTCTCTCTACATTGTGACCAATGCTTGCAACGGTAAGCAGTACGTTGGCCTCACCAAAAATTTAAATCGCAGGCTCAAGCAGCACATGTCTGCAAATGGAAGCGCCCCCGCGCTCCATGCGGCCATCAAAAAGCATGGGGCTGACAAGTTTGTTTTTTCTCACATCTGCGATGCGTTTGATTTTGAGGCTGCCTGCGACCTTGAGAGGATGCTCATTCAGCAGCACAATACCAAAGCGCCCAGCGGCTACAACCTAACAGACGGCGGCGAGGGTGTTGTTGGTTGGCCAATGACGGATCATGAAAAGAAAATCCGCAAGATTGCCTCTTCTGCTTATGTGGCCAGCTTGACGCAAGAGGAAAGATCAAAAAAATACGGAACCAAAGGTAAAAAACCAACTTTTGTCACGCTTGAAAAAAGAAGCATCAGCTTGAAGGGAAAAAATCTTGGCAAGACCGCTTCTGAAGAAGTTCGCGCCAAAATGTCGGCTGCCCATAAAGCCAGACCCAGAAGCCCAATGAGCGAAGAAACTAAACAGAAAATTCGTCAATCGCTTCTTGGTCGCAAGATGCCAGAATCAGAAAAGTCTAAACATGCAAGTTTTTTGGGGCGCAAGCACTCCGAAGAAACTAAGGCAAAAATTAGGGCTTCCAACATAGCCACAAAAGCCATAAGCAAAGCGCAACGGCTTGCAGAAAACAAGGTGACCTTATGAGTTTCAATAGTCCCTTCAGCGGAAATGTCATCCAGCCGACCGACGTTTCATACCGCTCGATCACGCTGTCCGCAGACAGTACGCTGTCGTGGCCAATCAACGGCAGCGACACAGACAACGCAGCCGCCCGGGTTATGGACGTCACGTCGCTCTCAAGCGGCTTGGTGCTTGCGGGCGTCACCGTTGCAGGCACAGCCGGGCAGTGCTCTTGCACGGCCACCCCAAGCCTGTTTGTTGGCCAAGCCGTTGTTGTCACCGGGGTTTTGACTGGCACGTCAACAGGCATTGTCAGCGGCAACACCTACTACATCATTCTCACCAATGGCACGAC